CAGGTAAAAAACAACCTCCAATAGTTGCTCCAACTATTACTAACTGAAAACAAATAACAATTCGTATTAGATCTATAACTTTATTTTTGGTATCCATTACATATAATCCCACATATAAGACCTATCACCATATTCATCGGTATACCATCTATCACCATCAGAATCCACAAAATTATTATTTTCAAAACCAGTTTCTATAAATCCAAATGGTGCCATATCCTGCTCTATTTGGTTTCTTTGTTCCTCGTATATTCTCTTACGAACATCATTCTCTGTCATCTCCTTAAAATAGTCCTGTGCCACCAACCAAGAGAATATAACAAGACACATTGCCAAGTCATCATTACACCCTTCTTCTGCTTCAAATGAATTTCCCTTCTGTGCAAAAGTTGTAAGTTCTGATATGATTTCATAATCTGTAGTCAGTAACTTATCATCCTCCATCATTGTTTTTAGGTTGGAGCATCCAAGTTTCTTAACTGCCGCAGTCATTCTTACACCGAGTTGTGATTTCTTTCCACTAAACCCCGTTCCTACAACTTGACCGGCACGCCCTCGCATTGCCGCCATAAGAATATTATCATATTCTAAATCATAATGCATGATAGAAGCCACTTGATCTCCAATATCATTCACTTCCACTAATATCCAGGCATTATTATATCCTTTTCCAACATCATTAATAATATTGGGAAATAACATTGGTTTAATTTCATTATTTCTATATTTCGCCACCACTTTATACGGAAACTGTGTTATGTCAAAAACAATAAATGCCGAATAATCATTTCCTATTCCTCTTGCCACGTCAATCGTCAAAAGATATTCATGATTCTCCTGAGGATCTTCGTAAATATCTAATCCTGCATTTCTTTTTATGGGATTCTCGTATACAAGGTTTTTTAATTTTGCTGGATTAATAAGAGTGTTAACGGATCCTAAAAACTCACACTCAAACTCAACTTTGAACTGCTGTTCGGAGGTATTTGCAATTGTGGTTGCTTTCCATTTTTCATCTCTACCAGGAACTTCTGACCAGTGAACGTCTGTGGGGATATATTCATTTTTACTTCTTTCTGCATCATGCCACATACGGTAGAAGTGATTCATACCGTGTGGAGTAGACACGATAATTACTTTGGTGTTTTTACCAGAAGTAATAGTAGGATAAACAGATGCAAAGAACGAGTCAGCAACGTGATTTGGAACAAACGCGAACTCGTCGAGAAAGAGGATGTTGAACGACATACCTCTGACAGCACTTGCAGACGTAGAAGCTGCCAATATCTTACTGCCATTCTCTAACTCCATTGAACCTTTGTTCCATGACAGAATACCCTGTTGCATCCACTTAGGCAAGTTTTCATAGGCAGTTTGTAGCCTTTGTAATAATTCTCTTGCTGTTGCTGCTTTGTTTGCAAGGATGCCAATGTTTACACTGTCATTGAATACAGCATAATGCAAAAGGTAAGATACGACTGTAGTGGATTTACCAGTTTGTCGTGGCATCTTACAGATATTAAATCTGTTATTATGAAAATTATTAATTAACTTTTCTTGAAAGTCGTATGGATGAAACTGAGTCAGTCCCTCATCCAAAGAGACGATTTTAATATAATTATTGGCAAAATATACCGGATCTTCTTTACATTTGAGAAATTCAATGATATTCTCTTCTGTAAATTCAATTGATGTATTTGCTTTTTTTAGATTAGGATTACCAAGATATACTTCACTCATACACTAACCTCAGCAGTTCCAAGCCCTCAATGACTTATTGATTCTGCTATCTGGATCATTCGCAGTTTTAGAAGAAGTAAGTTTTTTCTTCATACCTTTCATTCTTGCACAGAATGATGCTCTCCTTTTATTACCAACTTTCTTAGATGGTGCTTTTAAATCCGAACCAGGATTTTCTCTTTCATAAGACTTACGACCCTTCTCATTTAATCCTCCTGAAGGGTTCTTACCGGACTTTTTTGTCCAAGCAGCTCCCTCTTCTAATTCGGATCTCCAGTCAGAAAATTCTTCTTTTGGAACACAATTGGGGACCATTCTACCATTCTTTTTCTTCATACCCACTTGCTTATGAGTGTCCCAACAAGGATCTTTCTTCTCAGCAATTTCAGTTTCTTCTTTCTTCACACAGTTGTTATAGGTCTTACCAAACATTTTTTTGGTTCCTTTCTTTTCATATCCTGGCCAACATTTCTTTGCTTCTTCTAATTCCACTCTCCAGTTCGAGTAGTCCACAGATTCGGACTTATTACCCCAATTAGCAGCACCGACCTTACGACACTTTACAAGGGCACCTGAGGCATATGCAGAGGGCCAGACACTATATCTGGACTTTACCTTATGATAACAGGCATCTTTTGTACCACTACCTTTACCCTTTTTGTCCTTTGCTTCTGTTACTTCAACTTCTTCTTTTTTCATTTTCTTTTTAGAATCCGTAGAGACATATGTTGGTTTAGCGGCACCAGATTTTTGTTGTTGACCTGGATCTGCCTTTTTCTTTCTTCTTTGAGCAGAAAGTCTTTCTGCCTTACTCATGCTTGCTCGTTTTGCCGAAGAAACACACTTTGGTGTTCCTTCTCCTGGTTTATCACTGGCGCAAGTCCCACCTGTGACGACATTAACCCAACCACCTTTACCATCCTTTGATTTGGATCCTTTGAACCACTTGTGAAGGGTTCCCTCACTGACGCCTCCATTAGAGCCCCCATTAGAGTTCCCATTCCCATTTCCATTCCCATTCGTTTGATTTCCATTTAATGGTTTATCAATACCAACTTCTTCGGGTTCTTTTCCTCCACCTGAAAATCGTGCAGTTACTTTCATCCCCTTTGAAATGGGTTTACACTTTTTATCAGTGTAACAATAATAGTGACCTGATTTACACTTGGACATATTTATTTTGAATCCGTATTATTATTTAGAAAACCTTGCTTCAACATTTTTTGAAGTTCTGATGTAGATCCTACAAACACAGCATTGTTAGTAACATTATTCGTAGTCTTTTTACCATCTTCTTCAAGATCTTTTATCTTCTTTTGAAGATCTGCTAATTTATCCGTTGTGTCGGCAACACTTTTAATAAGTTGACCGGCAACTTCATATGCTCTAGGACTTCCCCCTTCACCGGCAAGTTCCATAATGCCATTAATTGCTTCTTGTCCCTTTTCGATTAATGAATACAAATTAGCTCTTGTGTATTCATAATCCTTCTGAATATCTTGATTTTCTGGGACAATTTCACCAGATACTGGTACAATATCATTCATATCATTATCAGTCATAATTTATCAAATATCTTTTTGTTGTGTTGGACTATAAGTTTTAGAATCTGAGAAGAATGTAGTTGTTTCATTAAATCCAAAATCATCATCAGGTCCAAGTAATGCATCGTCTGCTGCATTAACAACACCATCATTATTTTTATCTGTTAGTGCCTTAGGTGTTGCAGTGTACCGTACTTCACGTTTTGCAGTTTGTGTATTAGTATCTGCATAGTAATCAACCTGGACTTTCTTAATAAGACCCTCAGAACTATCGGCAACAGGACCAAACATGTAAGTTTTGGCAGTAAATCTAAGTGTATAAATCAGTGCTCTTCTTGTAGAAAAATCTCCCTCATAATCATCTTGAAAAGAAATACTATCCAAAACGATGGGAACGTCTCTTTTTTCTCCAATAGAACTAATTAAGTCTATTGTAACATTAAATGATGGTTGAAAATATGGTAGAATCTGCTCTACAATTTGAAGAGCATCATCATTTAATTTTGATAATATATTGAGTTCAAAATTAATATTATAAGGAACCGGCATAAAAACTTTTTTTACAGCAGCAGTATTTTTATCAACTGCTTTGAAAGTTTGTGTAATTCCAGTTTTTCTTGTAGAATCATATTGAATACCATTCATTTCAAAAGACATTCTTGGAAGAGTAATTTGAACAGGTTTGTTCAAATCTCCTTGTTGCTCAATTCTTGCCAGAAACTTTTGAGATGGTCCATATGCCAAAGGAACTTTTAGTTCATTATAGAGATTTCCGTCTCCATCATCATGACGAATATAAATTTGATTAAACAATGTGCCAAAGGCAACAATTGTTTTTCTCATTATTTCATGATAGTAATAAGTCCCTAACATTAATATGTACCAAATGGATTAGTTTCTGTAAAGTCTAGTAAGGTGTCTGCAAATGTTTCTATTTCATCACCTTTATCGTATTTATCAGTAACATCCTCGGACTTGATTGAACTTAGTTTATAAGATGCTGAGGAAGCAGATCCAACAACTGTATCACCACGACCAAAAGTACCATTTGTTGCACCAAGGTTTAGTGTATTTGTAGATCCATCCCAAGACTTAACTCTTCCAGTAGCACCTGTAGGTGAACCCGTAACAACCTCATTAAATTGGAAAGTACCAATTCCAGATGTTGGGGAGGAAATTGTAATTGATGGTGCTGCTGTATATCCTATTCCAGGATCCGTAATGTATATTGCACTTACTTTATTTGCCGCAGAAACAACAACTCTTGCCGTGGCAGTGGTTAATCCCGAAGTTACATAATCTTTATCACCTACAGTGTTAGCAATGCTAACGTTAGGAGCAGTTGTATATCCACTACCAGGATTTGTAAGTGAAAATGCCGTAACTACTCCACTGGTAACTAATGCTGTTGCTAATGCGGTTGTTCCTATACCAGTTGTTACACCGCTTCCAATCTTAAGATATCCATCGTTACCTCCTCCCACAACTTGAACAATATCATTAACTGCATACCCATATCCACCATATAAAATAGATTGAACTCCATCAATTTTTTGTTCTGCACCACTTACAGAAACTTGAACTTTTAATCCAATTCCAGATCCAGTGGTTGCGGTGGTTTCATAAATCTCTCCGTCAAAATATCCAGTTCCTACTGATGTTGGTTCATTTGTTCCAGATGAATTAGACAAACTTATTGTTGTGGCAACACCAGTTCTTGTTGGAGGCGAGTCAATTATAACATTAGGTGCTGATCCATAGAATTTTCCACCTGTTGATAATGTCAGTGTTGTGATTGTTCCGGCAGATCCTACAGTTGCGGTTGCGGCAGCTCCAGGACCTACCGGTGTTGGTATGGTTACCGTAGGAGCACTAGTGTATCCTGATCCATTGTCAGTAATTGTATATTTTCTGATACCTTTTAGTGATGTTTCTATACTACAAGTTGCACTTGCACCAACACCACCACCGCCAGATATTGTAATAGTCGGAGCTTCTGTATATCCAACACCCGCATTTGTCAATAAAATCTCCTTAATAGAATATACATTGTTTCTAACGGTTGTAATTGCCACTGCAGTGGCATTTGCATCTGCATTTCCTTCTGGAGATGGTGTGAATGATACTGTTGGAGTGCTAGTATAACCATATCCATCATCATTCAAAGTTAAAGATCTGACATAACCAGTAGATATTTGTGTTGTGGCAGTTGCCGTAGAAGATGCTCCAACAAGAATTAAAGAAGTAATAAATCCAGTATCAACAAGAAGATCATCCACCTCTTCAGAACCTGTACTAAGATTTTCAAAAGTATTCATAGAATCTTCATATTCAAAGAGTTCACACTTCAGTTGATAAACATAATTTTTTCCTAGTTGATAAAATGGTTGTTCATGTTCGACAAATTTAACTTCAAATAATCTTTTACCTAATGGAAAATATACTAAATCTCCTTCTCTGGGACGAGTCGTAACAAAATCATCATCAGGTTGATTAAATGTTCCTGAATGAGGATCATATGTTGGAGGAACACCTGCCACAAATGTTGCAATAAAATCTTCGTATCTTTCTTTTGAAATTGTTAGTGTCAATTCATCTTTTAAACTCATTCCAAATTTTGTCATAATGTCTCCGGCACCACCATACCCATCATATGTGTTTACATATGCTTCTATAGAAAAATTATCATCAAATTTAGATGATTCTATCTCATTCAAAATATTATCATGATTTACAATTTTACGAGGTAAATATATAATATCAACACCATAAATGGTAAGTTGCTCATTGATTAACTCTTGAATAAGTCTTTGTTCACTTTGTGAACCTTGTAAAAAGAAAGAATTAAGTGCCATTATCCAATAAAGTCGTAGGGTGGTAATTCATAATCTTGCATCATTCTAGTTCTAAGAGAATCTATTTCTCTCTCGGCATCCTCATAAATTTCTCTACCATTTAGTTCAATTCCTCCAGGAAGTTTGACACCTCTAAACTTAATTAGATTCTGACCCCATTGTCTTTTTATAAGTGCCGTCAGATATTGCTTTACAAAACTATCATTGTAAACCTGATTAAAGTTTGCTGGATCAAGTGCTCGATAACAATCAATTACCAAATACGTATCTTTTTCTTGAGCACTCCAGTCAAAATCTAAGTACAATCTATCTTGTCTTTTATTAAATCTAACTTGTTTGTCCGTAGTTAAAAGAAAATCTATATCTTCAAGATAGGTTTTGACCATGGAGTATTGCAATAATTCAACAGAATTAAAATAATATAAGTCATTTAAGAATAACTGATATTTGATACTAAACATTCCACCAGAAATAGAACTGGTATCAAATTTGAATATTTTTTCAACACCAATTACAGAATCCGGAACTTGGAGATAATTTGAATTCTCATAAAAATTAAAAGTAGTTGCTGTCCCAACTATAGTTGAAGTTGCAGAGGTTGTTACTATACCAACCCCTCCAGAACCACCTGCTTTTCCTCTATCTATATCTTCCTGAGTAATTTTGTATTTGAGATACATTCTTTCGACACCATCATAATGTCTCTCATTATAGAATTGTATGGCGTCATCTACCAAATCATCTATTTGATCATCATCAACATTAATTTCTAATACTGGAGCACCAAGTCTCCTAAGAGAATAATCAATTAATTCTTGTCTAGTGCTTGGTTTTGCCATCAGAATGAACCTCCATCTATGAGTCCGGCAGTTAATGTTCCATCAACAAATACATTGTTTTGAAAAGTTGCAACTCCAACATGTGTAGACAATCCGGAGATATTTAAATCAGTTGCAGTTATTGTTCCAGAAAAATTTCCATGTTTCCATGATTTTACTGTTGATCCAACATTATATAACCCAGTAGTATTTGGAATCAATCCTGAGGTAAATTCTCCACCAACATTGATGTCATCAGAATCAGAATCACCAAGATTAATTGTTCCTCCTCTAAACGTAGCAGTACCAATAAAATTGGAGGTTCCGGCAACTTCTAAATTATTTCCGACAAATAAATTTCCACCGGTTGTTGTAATACCTCCGGCAGATGCTAACGTGGTTATACCAACTGATTTTAAGTTATTTCCAACAAATAAATTACCATGACTGATAATTCTATTTCCTAGATCATCAAAATAATCTTTTTGAAGAACATTTATGTCACCTCGTATATCTATGTAATTATCAGTAAGTGATAATCCAGATCCAACAAGAATTTCATCTTCATCACCCTTAATATAAATTGTTCCAGTACCAAATTGTACTGGTTGCCCAAAATTTACCGCACCAGTAACAGTCAGAGTTGTTACACTGGCAATACCACCAACAACATTGAAAGCAGTATCACTGAGGAGACCTGATGATAAAACTTTAATTGCGTCTGTTTGTCCTACACGGACTTTGACCTGTGACATTATCGTGTAACTCCCTCTCTTACAAGAGCAGTTCCCTCAATAACTCTTGTTTTTTTATCATTAGATATTTCAGTAATCATAATATCATACACATATCTGCCACTTTTAAGAGCAGAAGTTTGTGTATCAGTTAATTTAACTTCAAAAGAACCGTTTGAAGTTGGATCAAGTTTTGTTATCGAAAAATCTACTTTTGTTGTACTCCCGGCATGTTTTCTAAGTTGTGCAGAAATTGTATATAATGATAGATCCAAGGTAAGATTTGCATTATCAGATATTGTAAATACCTGATCAAAATCTGCTCCCTGATTAATAACAATATTACTTACATATACTGCAGACATTTAACTCAATATATTGTTCCTAATTAGTATTTAGGGATGTATTTATGCTAAACGATTAAGAATTTCTTTTAGAGCATCTTTAATATCTTCAATATCTTGTTTCATATTATCCAATTCTTGTTTTTTTATTTTATCTTTCCTCAAAGAATTCACATAAGTTTTATATGAGGAACTATCGCAGTTTACGATAGCTCCTGTTTCAACATCTCTGTAAAGATGTGAATATCCATCAACTCTAATTTTTTTCATTTGATTGCGATTGCTCTTACATCTTCAAATATAGGGTATTTTGCCTGATCAGTTCCTGAAGCAACTATTTTTATTCTAAAAGCAGTGAATTCGTCAAGACCATCAATACTAAACTCATATTCACGGAATCCTTTTTCGGTTTTTGATACAATTACATCCGATCTACCACTATTCTTGGAAAGATCTACTGGTGTAAGACCTTCACCATCTTCATCATTTCTAAGATTATCATATCCAGGGAACAATTCAAATGTTTGAGAAACTTCACTAGAGTCTGCTCTTTCTATGTAATAAAGAACTCTAAAATCTGATGACGCAGGAACTTGAGCGGTAACCAATACTTTTAATGAATCTGCAGGATTTTCAATCTTAATTAATTTTGATACGTACACAAATTCATGAGGATCATTTGACTCTGAAAATACTTTAATGGCAGAATTAGAATCATATGCATCCAATGAAATTGGACTATTTAATTTATAAGACTTATACTGCATTTGCAGTAAATCTTTACTAAGAATTGGAGATAACAATGCATTTTGTTTGGAACGTGATAAGTTAATAGAAACACTAACAGAACGATTATCAGCAATATTTGTTAATTGTGTATTTTCAATATTTCTAGATGCAAGAATTCTTAAATCATCAAATTCTTTAACTGTATTATCGCCTATACTAATAGATTCAAATCCTTTATCCACATATGGAGTTTCATTTCCATCAATACTTCTTCCGGTCACTGTTCTAACTGATGCATCTGCATTTGTGGTCGAACCAGATTTTCCTGATGGAGTAAGTACGGCAAATTCAGATGATACCTCAGAGTACACAATATTTTTAGTTACCGAAACTTGATTTCCTCCTCCATCTTCTTTATTAGTAAAAGAAAGTTTTGGTAATGTACTAACGGCAGAACCATCACTAGATCTATTCAAAGCTATTACAGTAGTATTTTCAGATTCAGTTCTTTCTGCTAAATCAACCTCCAAATAATAACTATTTGCAGTAATTCCATTAGAAGAAATTGTTAAAGGTTTGTTGTTTATTCTAATTAAAGAAATATTATTCAATTCATATTTTGAAACAGAAGATCCTTTTGAATGTCTAATTGCCTTAGTACCATCAACTCCTCTTCTTTGTATCGTTAATGTATTTGCAGTGGTATTAACAGCATTTATTGCAATAATTTCTTCACCAATTTTTATATATCCATAATTATTATCACTACCTACAGGGTATCCTTCAAAATTAACAAATTCACTAGCATCTACAACACTAATAGTTGCACTAGACGAATCAGATAACTTTACAGCAGCAGATAATGTAGTTGGATTTACGTTACCAATAACATTCTTAAGTACGACTTTATCTATTCCAGCACGACTATGCATTCCATGATTTGGATGATTTACTTTTATGAAGTTACCTGCAAATTGATTTGATGCAAATTTAGTATGATTAGAAATAATATCAGTATTTGCTAATCCAACCTTTACTCCGGAATCATTCAAATAATGTAAATCTTGATTTGCTGTCCAAAAACCACTATCACCAAGAATATTATCGAGATACAATCTATTGATACCTCCATCAGTAGAACTTACAGTGAAAATTGCATCTCTACCTTGTGATGTTGTAATTCCTACTTGATCACCCACTTGATATCCCACACCGGCAACGGCAACTGTAGTGTTAGAAATTGCTCCAGAAGCAGTAATCGACAACTTAAGTCCTGTTCCTTGTCCTGTAATTGCAACAGTATCCAAAGAAGTTCCTGTAATATAATTTGTACCCGTATTGTCTGTGGATATTCCTGCCACGGCAGAACCAGTGCTTGTAATATCTGCGGTTGCATGTGTATTTCCAACACCACCCAAAATAGTTCTTCCATCTTTCAATATGTTAATTAATGATGTATTACTACTAGGTATTGGAGTAATATTAACAAATCCAGTTTTTGGTGTTGGTTCCAAAGGATTAGGATCCAATGCTTGCGAGGGAAGATCTTGATTATTTAAATAAAGAACTCCTTGTTCAGGTGTAAAGTTGCAAACATTAACTCTAAATGTTAAATCACTATATGGATCTCTTTCCCATTCAAATGCATTTGCAGATTTGTACAGTGATCCAACAGCATGTTCATTTCTATAAATTTGAGTTCCTGTTACATTTGCCTTATCTTTAGTTGCAATATATGCCTCATAAGCCGTACTGCTTCCTGGTTTCAATATAAAAGCATATAATTTACCTGGTTCCAAATAAACAAGTCTATTCAAAGAAAATCTAGTATATGCACTACTATTTGCATCAGTACTTGTTTTTATATTATTAATTAATGTTCCATCACTAGACTTGCGATATTGCTCCAGTGTGGTTTCTGCCAAAATCGTTCTTCCGGGTCTACCATCTCCAACAGTTTCTACTAATTGAAGTGTAACCTTTTCTCCAGTACCTGATAGATTCTTAAGTTGCTCTGTATTGTAATTTTCATTTTCTGGCACTGTAGGTGCAGATCTAAACCATACATCAATAGATGATACAATTACCCCATCTGAAAGATCATCTGTAGAATTTATCAATTTTTCACTGTTGGCATTTGCAGGATTTTTTGATGGTTCTTCTATGAAAAATGTTTGTCCAAGTGGATCTCTGACATTATCATATGGTGGAGTTCTTCTTTCATTTTCAATAATAGTTTCTGTAAAGATGCGATTTTGTGCTGTAATATTCAGTTCTGTTTTAGTAACTTTTACTTTGTCTTGTTTGGTGAAGTTTAGTTGTGTACTACCTGATGTATAATAAGTTTCTGTCAATACAATGTCTGAAGTAGTACTTGCTTCTGGATATAAATTCTGTGAACTTGTAGTAATTCTAAACGCATGAGAACCAGATGGAATTCTTTGTTCTTGTATGTGAAATGATCCTTGAACTGTTCCAAAAATATCAGATACAAGTTGATCACTCTTTACAAATGCAACAGCACCACTTTCTCTACCAACTATTCTAGCTCCTACAAGAGCATATCCACCAAAGGATTGTCCGGCATTAACATCTACGCCAAAATCAGGTTTAAAGTTAGTTCCTGCTTCTAAAACATCTAAATTTAATGTTTTAGTTGTTTGTGTATATCCGGTAGTAGATAATCGATCATTTACATCATAAGGACTTGTAATATATGTTTCTGTTGGATTATCTATTGGACCAGATTGATGATCAGGTCTACAAACTCTAAAAGTTCCTCTTCCATTTCTTACAAGAAATCCTGGTGCGAATGGTGCATTTGTTCTTTCTTCAATAATATCTACAATTTCTCCAACTATAAATGTTCCAGTCGATCCATCACTTCCATCTTCTTTTCGTATTTGAAGTAATTTTGGCGTTATAAAAATATCAGGAGACTTATACTGTCCTAAAAATGGAAATAGAAGATTATTTCCAGGGAATCCCTTTGCTTCAAAAAATACAGTCCTACTTCTTGCAAAAGGATTTACAGTGGTTCCAACATAATTAGTAACTGTATTTTTATCTTTATCCTTCGGTAGATTTACTGATCCTGTTAATTTAAGTAAGTCTGAGGTTCTACTTGTGATTACCTCTCCTCCACCATCACCAATTGTTATATCCGCAATTAATTCTAAATCATCACCTCCCAATTTGACATTTCTGGTCTTCTCAAAAACTCGTTTTTGCTTTTCTAATGTTACTTGATCACCATCTGTATAAAAATCTACAACGGGAACTATCTCAATAGTTGGTTCATAAACTGAAACACTAAAAGGATTTAAGTTTTCAAAGTCAGTCGCAACAGTTTGTTCAATAGCAGAAATTTCTTCATAATTTAATGTTATTTGATTGCCAGTTTCTTTTAAGTTACTGTCAAATAAAGAATTGTCAGATTGTCTTACAATGTCTAATTTAACTATATTTTCGCTACTTTTTGGTAGTAGATTTCCAGAATCTAAATTGCATTTTGATCTTTCTTCATCAATAAAGGAATAATCATTTAAAGGATCTGCAAATATTCCACACTTAAATCTATCACGATTAGCAGAATCGTGAATTGATAATGATTGAGCACTTAATTCTAATAAATTTAATGATGTCAGTTCTTCTAGTTGAGATAATCTATCATCAATATCTCCAATATCTTTCATTGTATATCTTCTATTATCATTATATGTGATAATAGCATCTTGAGGATTATAAAGATATGCTGGTAAGTTGATGGTGGCAATATCCATTCTTCCAGGATCTTTAGACTTACTTGGTGCTACAGGGTTTAATGAAGATACTCCTTTTACATATTCAAAATTATTACTCGTATTAACAGAAAGTCTATCTATTCTAGGAAGATAATACTCTATTCCTAAAGTTGCTACTTCATTAGGAACCAAAAATTGTTTGATAGAATTATCAAAAATTCTTGAATCAAAGTGGAACGGTGATAAACTTGATGATGTATTATAATCAGATACTCTTGGTCTAAAATCGAGAGTATCTGTAGCTCTTACACGTCCGTCAATTAGAGGTATATCTCTAGAATATCTGTTTTCATCATAACTTAGTGCCGTAAAAACATCACCCTCATCATTACTAACTGTATAACAATCAAAAATAATTTTTAATTGTTTAGATGGAATATTAACTGAATCTTTTCTTACTATCCTAGAATAATCACAATACTCATTTCGTTGTCCTTTATCTAAAAGGAAATTATTAGTTATATCTTTGTATGTACCCGGTGTTAGTGAGGCAACATTAGTTTTGATTTCAGACTCTTCAAATTCTACCTGATCTCCAGCACTAAAATTGTCATCGGATAAGTAAACAACTTCTAAAGTGTCTGAGTTTACTACTCCTACAATTCTAGCAACGACAGATTTTTCTAAGTTAACAATATTTTCTCCAATAATTGCATTAGTAGATACATTTACTGTGGATGAGAATGATACTCGATCTAAAGTAGGTGCGGAAGAATTTCTAGATTCATATACCGCAATAACTCTAGAGACATCAGGTTTGTTAAGAGAAATTTCTTTATCCTGAACTCTTAATCCATATCTTGCATCATAAACGAGACCATCATTAAGTGAATTGGAAGAATTAGATCCACTAGACCTAGTAAATGATGAAGTCACTCCTACTACTTGACTTCTATTATAATTTTTTACTTTACTTCTAATACCTGTTTTATTTAAAGTAACCGCAAAGAAATGATTTTGTGATGCTGTTAAATCCGTAATGGATGGTGCTGTTGCATCGTAAGTAAAAGTATCACTATTTAATGATGCTATAGATCCATTGTTCTTTTGTACGGCTGTATATTTTTCTTGATCAAAAGAATCAAATGTTCCCGTAAATCCTGAAGGTAATGCTAAAGTAGCATTACCAGATGAATTGACAGTTACACTAGTTAAAACTTTTGTGGTTTTTAGAGACGAATTATCTAGAGAAATAGATGATATATTGTTTTGGGGCAATTTTACAAATAATCCATTAGATTTATTTAAGATTGGAACATATCTTTTCACACTGGTGGTAATTCCCGAACTAGGTAAGGCATGTCCATATGCACCACTGGGATCAGTTGCTATCACAGTCAGTTCAGTTCCAGAAGAACTTATGGCTGAAACCTTATTGAAAATTTTATTTTCACCAGCACTATATCCGATAATATCACCGGGTTTTATTCCAATAAATGATTGACCATTACTAGTCACCGTGCCCGAATTTGTAATTGTGACTTTATCTATACCATGAGGCATATTAAGAGATTTTAAGGAAGAATCTGTTTTAAAATTTCCAGTAATTTCAGAATTTTCTTGACTAAAGGATAAAATACTTTTGGTATCATATACCTCTACCGATTTAATTGATCTTGATAATTCAGTTACAGATCCATTAATTTCTAATTGCTCTTCTTTTATAAAAGTACCGGAAGTTTGAGTAACATTAACTACTTCAGTATCGTCTCCGGCAGAAACGGTATATCCACTGGCTCCACTCGATCTTCCTACTATATAAGATCCTTTGGGAAGTTGTGTACTTGATACTATGGTATTGAGAGTTAATTTTGTATAAGTTTGAATATCAAATAATCTCAAATCCCACTCTGTAAAATCATTTTCATAAGCAGAATCTTTCAAATTGAAACTATAAACTCTGGCACTACCAATAGGAGTTCCTGTTCCACCAAAATTATCCATTAATGATATTACTTGACCTTGGACTGGATATCCTGTGGTATTATTTGTAGTGATTAAATTACCAAATTCAAATTCTACTGATGTTGAAGATTGAATACCAACATCTCTTGGTTTTTCTACATCTTTTATAACTTCACTAATATTTTCTATATCATATCCTTTGACATATGCCTTTCCTTTTGATATTGATACTGCCATCAAGTCATCAGAAGGACTATTAAACTCATTCGTCAAGGAATTTTTTTGATATATTCCTCTATTTCCCAAGTTATCATTAAGAGAATTAAATACACTTACGGTAAAGGGTTTTACAGCATAATTGCCAGATTCTTCAAAAGTTCTTTTTGCTATATAATCTCTTATAACGTTATATTGTGTATATTCATAAGTATCTTGCTTTACACCATTTCTTATTGTTGTGAGTGGTACAAAATCTAAATCAAGATCACCATCAAGTGGTTTTTTAACTAATTTCAGATCAAGTTTAAATCTATCGGCTCCAGGTGCCGCATAATTACTAAACCCTTTTGCATTATCAAATAAATCATTATCTTGATTAGCATCAACAACAGATTCACTTACTTGTAATCCAACTTTGTATGATGGATTTGTTTTATAATAATCTAAAATTAAAGTTTGATTTTCTACATTTGCAAATATTCCTCTTACAAAAACAACACCATTATTAATAGAATATGCCGATCCAGAAATATTGGCATTTAATTGAATCAAGGATGCAAAAGGTGTCCCTGCAGAAATTGTAGTATTACCATAAGTAACATTATCAATACATATTAATTCTTCTCCATCCTCAAATATACGATCTGATTTTGTTCCATCTCCAGATTCATAATTTAAATATAAAATTGGATTATCTACTTCTAAATTTCCAGGTTCTGGTAAAACTACATTTTTAATTGTGGCAGTTACTCCAGATACTAAACCTCTAATTTTTTTATTTAAAAAATTATTAAGATAAATTGATATATCAATATCAAAATTCTTTGATTGTAATTTTACACCTCTATAAGGTTGATCGGAACCAGAACCACTATAATGAAAACCACCAGAAACTATGGTTTTTTGTTTAAAGATATTATTTCCAAACTGTTCTAATTGATTCTGAAATATTGACTGAGAAGACGTTAACTCTCTAGCCTGAATAGGAAATCCTGGTTTATATAATACCTTATAGTAATTATCATTACTATCAAAATCGTCATAGTATGGACTTACATTAAAATTTGTTCTTTGTGGTGACATGTCTCTTAAAATTCCAGGATGATTTTAACGTCTTCTTTTTGTCTTAGATCTCTATTGACAGGATTTCTATTATCGATATAAATTATATCGCCCGTCTTTTTATTTATCTGTGAAGTTGAAACCCCTGCTGTAAAAGAACTTCCTAAATTAATTATTTTTCCATTTACTGTTGTAGTAACGCCACTAAATCCTGTGTCTATGTTTACACTAAAACTTGGTGTCTGTCCATTAACTTGTCCAGTACCACCAAATTTTAATCTAGATCCTTCAGAACCAACATTAGCATTATCAACATTGGTAGTACCATCTCCAAAATTCAATGATCTATCTTGAAAATATTTCAATACCTGAGTATCAGAATCATAAGATGCAACATAACCTCTGGCAATTCCATCACTAACAGTTTGTGTTATTGCAGCACCAACATAATTTGTTGTGCTTACTAATGTTGAATTACTCAATTTTATAGACTCTAATGATGAAAACTCATTTAGAGTAAATAAATTTGTAGAATCTTGTTGCTCTGGATTTTTTAAAATTCCGACCTGAGCAAAATTAGTATCTACCGGATAATCTTTAGTGGAATCATCAAATCTAGCATAAACTAAAACTTTATCTGCAAGCAATTCCTTGTAAATGTCATATCCATGTCCCCTTGATGGTGGGATAATAGGAACTAACGTAGCTGGACTGTTGTTAGATCCACTTTTTAAGTCAACTACACCATAAGTATATCCACTACCACCAGAAACAATATTTGTTCCTATAATCTGACCATCACTATTTACAGTTATACTAACTTTCGCACCGCTACCATCACCAACAATATCATATATTCCATTACTATATCCACTACCACCACGATTTTCAATATATACTGTTTTTATTTGATTTTTATTAATATCAGAATCTGCAGCTTCTCTAATAACTTTTATTTGAGCATCTGTAGTCGTAGTCCAATTTTCTGGTAGAATAATATATTCGGTAGAATCAAATTTTATTACGTCACTTGGTGAAACGGTAAATAAATACTTCCAAAGATATCCATCATCACTAGTAGTATTTGCCGGAGATGGTTCTAAATCCGTAAATGTTGGTTTGTGTAAGGATTGATTTGGTTCTGGTTGAGATCCACTAGATCCATTCTTAATGCACAAATAAACTTTAAATTCATCAGTTATTACATAATAATTTGCACTACTTAAATTTTTGGTTTTATTATATGGAGAAGATAAAGTTGTTTTTTGATAGTCATGACGATACATATCATATCTGCCTCTTTCAACCCAATCATATTTTTTTACAACTCTTCTAACATTAGAACTTGTAATTTTTTTACCAAACATCATAGTATCTTTATAATGTGAGGTATATTCAAAATTATCAACTGGTGATGGTGGAGTTCCTGTAGATGTCCAAGTAGATGTTCTGCCAAATCCTACAAATGTTCCACCAGGGGTGGTTCCAGTGGAATTTGGAAGCCCTAAAAATACATAATAAGAATTATTACTATCTACAACAGAATCTACAAAATTACTTGCAGTCGATAATCTCAATTGATCTGTTATTATTGATGGCATATTAATTGTTTTTTAGATATTTATATTAATAAGAATAAAATTAATCAGTTAATGGCACCACTTTCATTAAAAGTGATCTGACCACCCGTTCTCACAATTGATGGGAAAGTAGTTAGTCCGGCATCAACTGTAAGACCTGTAACACCTATAGAAATTGGTGATGAAGATCTAGTAATACTCGAAATAATCCCCACAGAATATCTTCCTACGGGATTAGTAGAATAACCCACAGTACTAATTCCTGTGGTACTTGTATCACTCTTCACTGTACATGTTATTACCCCCACTATAGGATTACCACTTTCACTCAACTCCGAGATAATATAGATATTATCTACAAATGTTGTTCCTATACCAACTACGTTGGAATCTGTCGCATTTACTGATGTAACTCCAGATCCAACTTCAGTGTCATATATGAATATTGGATCACCTACTCCAATAACTCCATCAAATGATCTTGCATTTTCTGTAGTAAACTTAATCGCAAGTTGTGATGAAGATAATGTAGTTCCAATACCAATGATTGCCCCAGACATTGAGGTAACAATTCCTATTGATCCAATTTCTTCAGATATTATTGAGGATAGTCCAACAATTACACCAGGAGGAGTATCCGTAGTATAACCAGAACCAGCATTGGTAATACTTACACTACTTACAGTTCCAGCAGAACTGACTGTTGCAGTAGCAGTAGCAGTAACACCAATACTACTAATTATAGATCTTCCTTCATCATCTACATCGAATGTGTCATATGGATTTGATAATTTAATTGTTGGTGGTGATGAAGAATTATATCCAGAACCACCATCATTAATAGTAAGTGCTGATATTGTTCCCGCAATTGATACAGTTGCTGTTATGGCAGCTGCAACTGGATTTGAAGTTTCGGCAACCAATCGTGCAGAAATCGTATCTTGACTTATATTATTCTCATAATCAAATAAATTTACAGTATCAACAAAAAACTTTCCTGTTGATGTTTCAATGTCACCAATAATTTTAGCCACGGGGAATATTCTTGACGTTAAGCTCTTACGATCTTTTGTAACAAGTTCACCATCGGCAACAAAATTATTTTTTTGTTTAATTACTGTAATTGGTTTATAATTTTCTTCATCAATACCTTCACCAGAATATACATTAGTTTCTAAACTATCAGAGTTGGAAATTCTGAAAGAAGTTCTTACCGTTTGACTGGTTGTTAATCCAAGAGGACTTGAGAGAATTATTTGATCACCTGGTTTTATAGGAGCGTTTGTGGTTGCTGCTCCAATTGTTTCATCAACACCCTTAGTTCCTCTATAGAAGAAGATTTGAATATCATCTTGTGGTTCAGGTGCATCAGTAAATACAATTGAAGTGCCACCAATAAAATAATAATGTAATATTGGTTCTTGAACAACACGATTTCTTATAACTAACATAATGTTTGAAAGATCACCATCTTCAAATAAAACATCATCTTTTTCTATACTGAACAATTCATCATTATATTTGATTGGAAATCTTTTTCTAGAACCCGTTTGAAGATCTTTAATTGAGTCAATATAATCAATTTCACCAAATTGCCACATACAGAAACTATCAGTAAATTCTTCAGTAACCTCCATTCTAAATTGAGTTTTTACTTGCTCCAGTCTATAGTCTGTGACCAATCCAACAGGTTCAAATTTATCTCCTCTTTCAAAACCAAATCCAGATCTTGCAACAACAAATTCTCCAACTTCATAAGTTCCAATTCCAGCATATTCTGAAGATGGTTGCATAACAATATCAACAAGTAATCCACTTCCAGTATCAGTGGTGTTACCTACACCCAATCTAGAAACCCCTCTTACCTCTAAACTTTCATAAGATGGTGGAGATACAAAAATTTGAGGATCGTTGTATCCAGTTCCACCTGCACCAATATTAAACTGCAATCTTCCCCCACCATGTGCTGCAGAGGATCCTACATTCAATGTAACAGTTGTGTCATCTGTTGATCCTATAGAGGTTGTAGAATTTGATCCCATGGGATCAGTGCTCCTTGGATATGAATGATTAGTTTGATGACTATCCTGAGCACACGTAAACGTTAGTGAATTATCGGCAATAGTAACGGTGTCTCCTACAGAGAAAGGATGATTTTCACCCAATACAAATGTTGCTATTCCAGATAATGGATCATATAAAACATTAGTTGGTGTTCTTTTATCTGTTGGGTTAGATGCTAAAGCAATTGAACCTGTATCCACTGCTGATACAAAAATATGAGTATTAAACCCAACTGGTGATGCAGTTATAGTTGCTATACTACCACCAGCATCTTGTGATGGATCATAAACTGTAACACCAATACTAACAATGTTATTATATCCAGATCCAAATGTTAAATCTGGATAATATGGATATGCACTTCCTTGACCCACATAAGTGTGTGTAATGGTGCTGGTTCCTACTTTAGTTTCAAAAATAGTTGGTGATACAACTTTTGTTATGGCAAAAACTTTAGTTGCAGTATCTGGGAAAATTGTTGTTGTAATTCCAGATCCACCAGGACAAGAAAATTCTAATCCTTCTAATTTAACAAAATCTGTTCCAAAATTAAAATCATGATTTGTATTTGTAGTAACTGATAAAATACCAGTTGTCTTATCATAAGACGCTGTATTAATTCCCAAATCAGGTTTTGCTGTGGCAACACCAATTATGCTTGTTATTGCACCATTACCATCAAGAAACGGTATTACATTTGCTGGAACAAGAGGAGCATATCCCAGTCCTCCTGTTGAACCTAAAGTTACAGGAACCCCACCTCTAGGTAATTCATTTCTATTAACATCAGTATCAGATATTGCAAGTTGTTCTGTATTTTCTACAGTAATTCCAGTGAATCTAATTGTCGTTATTCCGGCATTTATATCTTCTATAATTTTATAATTTCCATCACGATTATTTTCAGTTATTGGTGTTTGATAAATTCCATTTACTAATACAATTCCATTACCACCACTAGTACCAATACCCACTGTATTAGCACTATTTTTCTTAAGAATAAATTCTGATGTAATTCCAGTAAAATCTTTTGAAATATCATCATAAATGATATTTGTATCATAACTATTTCTCAAAAATACTCTTCCATTGAAAGTAGATCTTGGGAATGGCAATCCAGTTTCAAGAGTGGTTTGTTGAGGATTTCCTCTGGGAGCTTCGGCAAAATGTATTTTACTGTTAACAATATTGAATGATCCTTGAAAAAGATTGGCGGATACACCATTTGCATGTGATGTTGCAGAACTTCCAACAAATCCTCTAGTGACCTCTACTAAATTGTAAGTTCCTACACCAACAGTGATAGGACCTGAAGTTGAAGTTCCTATACCAACGCTAAGAATTCTCATATATTCATCTTCAACTTTCAATATAGTATCGACTTTTATTGTGGATATTCCACTCAAACTGAATAAAGTTGTAGTCGTTCCAATACCTGAACCAGGATTATTTTCTAAAGTATGACTTACTTGAATATCATTAATTGGAGATTGAATTATTCCGTCAATAGATATTACTGATTTTTCATTTGATTTTGCCATTTCAAATATATGGGCATTACCTTCACCAAATGATGTTATGGTAACACCAATTCCTGCATTTGCTTTGGTTTTAGTTGTAGAAATTCCAAAACTATCTTTTGTTACGCGAATGGCAAATACTCTTGATGTCAAGACACCCACATTTCCGGCATCATCTTCATACATCATAGGTGTAGATCCAACTCCAACAATCGTTGAATTTGGAGTATAAATCAATTCTTCTCCGGGTCTGAAGAAATGATCTTCAATGTTAAAAACACTCTTTCCTGTTCCTGCCGTTATAACACTGGATGGATTAAATGATTTAGAAAATATAGGAGTATTTTGATACTTTAAGTCAAAGTCTTTTTTATTAATTCTAGCACCATTTACGGCATTATAAGAAGCATTAGACACACTTTCAGATACTCTGCCATAATCCAAACTTGGATATGTATTTTCAAGATCTAAGATTTTATATATTGCCTGATTGAAAATATTTACAGTAGTTACACCAACTGAATCTTCTGGATGGAATTTAACAGTAAGATTTCCGGAAGGAGAAAATTCAACACCAAATGTACCTAATCCAGTGATAGGAACAACATCATCATTAGTTAAGAATGGTGCTTGCTGAATATATCCATTGGTATCATCGTGCAATACTGTTAACTGATGCAAAGCACTAAAATTATTTGATTGAACATAAACAATAGATTTTGCAGCATCAAATAAACTTGAATCTAATTCAACAATAGTTGTGGTCCCTATACCAACTTGATTTATAGATTGATATACCGCACTTCTTTCTGCACCGGCAATTTGTTCAGAACCAATAGAGTAACGATATTCACCATTTCCTGATCCAGTAGTTCCAATGCCAACAATTTTTTGACTTATTCTAATTTTATTATTACCTGCCGGATTTTCATATCCAAGTATTAAAGTGCTACCAGAAATAGATGCTGTAGAAAATCCAATTTGAGGGTTAGTTTCTAAAGTAGATCCGACAAAACTCTCACTTAATTTAGTATCAGTTCCATCATGGGTAACATAAGTTTCGACGTAATTCATTTCATGTGTAATAAGATCTTCTACTTTTGTGTTGACATATAGTGCATTATATTGATTGATATCATATCCTGTTACCTGAGTTGTATCAGGAAACACTGATGCCGTAAAAGTTCTTAGTGTTGTAGATCCAAAAGTAGTAGATCCAATACCTGCGGATGAACCAAATGATGTTTTTATGAATTTAAGATCATAATCAACATCATATGGATCATTTGGAACAAATCTAAAATAGTTTTCACCATCTTCATGTAATTGAATTTGATAAGATCCATATAATTCATCAACAGAAGTAATAGCACCATCGCCAGAATTTATTAATTCCAATTTGTTTATTAAAATGTTATCCGAACTATCACCACTACTCAATAATACAATTTCTGATAATTGAGCTTGATTTTTATTTCTTGGGAAGCTATTCAATTTGACCAAATAAGTATCAAATCTAGAAGAACCATCAATATTATCAATATTTAAAAATTCATCTGGAGAATCTTCCAAATTAGAGAATTGTTGATTAATATTATCAATGGTCAGTGCATTATTTGTTTTACAATTAATATAATCAGTTAATCTTGTATTTTCAAGTTCAATAAATCTTGATTTTCCATCTGCAACATCAACATCTCTTGCATTATCAAAATTATAAATTGTATCAGCTCTTAGTTTGTCAATAACATCAACAATAACTACAGATGCACTAGTTCCTCCAATAGACACACTAGAACTAGTTTCAACTTCAGTATCGGCAAAGTTTTTAAGTCCAATAGTGTGAACTAAATTATTTGTAGTATTTACAGACTCTTTCCAAGTAACTGGACTCTTGACAGAATATGATAAATTTTGATAATAATCATTATCAGGAATTACCTGAACACTTGTATTTGTTTTCCCCGTATCATCATCCCATCCAAATTCTACTTTATCGGAAAAGTCAATTGTAAATGTTCCTTTATTATCTGTAATTTTTGAAACCTTAGCAGTATTTTTGGATATAGAACCCTCAATATTATCTCCAGAAGATATTACATATCTACCAATAATTTTTAAATAGTTTGTTTTACTTTCAACAACTTCAAGATCTGTGATTATTCCATTACAGAGTATATTTTCACCAATCGTAAATAAAGATGTTTTATATGTGGTGCTAAATTGTGGATAATCAGTTTTTGGTATTAATCTACCATAATTTGATGCAGTTCCAGGAACACCGATATTTGTTGATATTCCAGTAAAATCAAAAGTAATTACATTACTACCAGAGTCCGTCTCTACATTAACAACTTCAAAAAATCTATATCCATAATCTTCAGAATTAAATCCAAGTCCTGAAGAAGCAGTTATACCCTCAATGTATACCTCATCTCCCTGTTCAAAAGGTTTTTTACTAAATCCAGATAATGGTGTTTGTATGGTACACTTAAATCTAGTATTAGAGTCTGTGGTGACACCAGTAATGGCAACACCATTATCATTATTAATTGTTCTTATGGTGATTTCTTTTTCAGGAAGTCCAACTGGTTCTGTAATGACATTGACACCTATTAATTCTCCAGAATTTATTTCTGAAGTCAAAAATCCAGAATTAATAATGTTGTTTGTATTACTATCAATAATAATTACATCAGGATTATTAATATAGTTACTACCATTATTAGTAACAGTTATAGTATCAATTGTATTAGAATCTAAAAACTCAACTTTCTGTGGAATTAATGCTTCTGGTCTTAATGTTCTATCAAAAAGATATTCAAATGAATTGGATATGGATCTAATGTTTTTAACATTCCCTATTTCTTTTGAAGATGGAATAATTAGTGCATTTGTTGATGTTGTAGTTCCAACCCCAACAAAGATTGGAGATTTTTTATAATCTGATCCACCAGACATTAATGTTATCCTAGAAACCGGACCAACAGCAGATGTTGATGTAGTTTCATATTCAAAGGTATCAGTTTGAGATTTAGTATATGATAATCTTTCTACAGATGGAGGATTTATTGTAAAGGTAGTTGTTCCTGCACCAGTAATAATAAATTCACCATCATATCCACTATCAAAGAATTTTATTTCAGAATAATTCTTGACATCAAAATCTGCCGTGCTAATGTGTCCAGACTTTTCTAAAGCATAGTATAATTTATCAGGTAAAGAATCACTATAAGTTAATGTTGTTACAGTAGATCCAATACCTGTTACAGAGAATGAAGAAGTTGATCCGGTCGATACAAATTCATTATCAAATTCTTGATCATAAAAAAGTCTAAGAGTATATTCGGATAGTGAAGAATCTGATGTGTCAAATACTAAATTATCATTTCTTGTTAATGAAATTTGAGAATTAACTAAGGATATTGTATGCGTTCCAGATCCTGTTGAAGAAAATGTAACCGCGTTAGATGGAACTTCAACCGCATCAACATAAGTTTCACATAACTGTATTGTGTCTACACCATCAACATAAACATAATAGTATGAATCATTTGTCAATCCTGTAGGAGGTGTTCCTGTTGTGGAATATTTTACTTTGTCTCCTGTCTTGAACTCATGAGATGTCAAGGTTAAAATATTAGATGCTGTTGTAAAAGAATCAACATTATCTGGATTAACTAAAATAAAACCATCTTCAGAATCTCTTTTTAAGGTAACGGTCTTTGATAAATTAGATTTATGATCTAATATTACGGTGTCACCTGTATTCATTCCATGAGAAGTTGAAACAGAAACCACCGAGTTAATTTTTTTCAAATCTACCGTTATTTGATCATAATCTGTTCTAAAAGATGCATTAATTTTATCATCAGCCTCAATAAAATATAAATTTGATGTTTGAATTCCAGTTTTTATTCCAATAGTATTTGCACTAGTTTTTACGGCATACAATGTAGAAAAGTTTTCTAAATTTATATTAGAGGAATCACTAGGAGATATTTTAACTTCAATAGCACTATTAGGACCCTCATAAACAATTTTTTGATTAGTTGTAAATGGATGATTTTCTAAATAAATTTCTTGAACAGGAATATTACGTGTTATTGGTGTACCTGCCCGAGTAAAAGAAACTTTATTCGTAGTTCCTACAGTAGTTCCAATTCCTACAGATTGAGATGGATTGAAATAAACCTTTTCATTAACTTTAGAATCATCAATACCAAATAACGATGTTGGAATATCAACATCAACGGTAAAATCTTTTTGGGTATATGATAAAATAGTTCCCTTTGGATGTTCAAGTCCTGTAAGAGTTCTTTGTACCGTAAGAATGTTACTGTCCTGATAAGCATTCAATACCGTACAAGTTTCTGTTCCTATTGACACTACACTATCTGCAGAAACATATGATGGTATAAAGGAAACTAAAATATCTGAAGATATGGGTGTACTTACATCAGAAACTGAAGATACTGTTGATAAACATCTAGTATTTGATAAAGGAAGAACATTTATTTTTGAAAATACTTGAAGATCTGCAACAGATGTTGATGATATTCCACTAAAAGAAATGATATCATTATCGTTGAAAGGATGACTTGTTGATACAGAAACTCTTATTTTTCCGCCTTCATTGGATGAAATAGCATTTGTAATATTAGTCTCTGTCGTTGTTACATCTACTATATCTTTTCCTTTTACAGCAAAAATCTTTGCAGATACTCCGGATCCATTAGTGCTTGAATTGTCAAATTTTAAAATTTGATTTACTTTGTATCCAGTTCCTCCATCATTAATATTAAAAGATTCTATTGAACCTGACGATGTAGATACTATTTCAATTCTATGTTCTTTTTCTATATTATTTCTAATAAAATTATTCTCAGATGAAGAATCAAATAATTTATATGGAAAAGTATTTCTCTTTAAATTTGAATTATTGAAATCAAATGTTTGATCAATATCATTGAAGTTTTCTTTTTCTGGAGATGAATAATATTTGTCGCCGATGAAATAAGGAAATACTCCTTTTCCGTTTCCATCTAATAATGCATGATATGCATATACTCCATTAGGAAAATCACTGTTTTTCTCAAATCTACCATTATATTCATCTAAATCCCCACTATTGTCGTATGTATAATCTTCAACAAAAAATCCTTCTGGGAATATACTTGTAGAGGGACGATCTTCTACTAAATTACTATTCTTGGTGTATCCTGATGTTAAAATTTCTGCAACACTAAATTCATTGGGATCTTTAGATCCATAAGGTCCATAAATTGGATTTCCATCATATGCCCACCCAATAATTCCAGATATTTTACTTGAATTATCTAAGAAAATATTGTCTTCATAGTTGAGAACAGAATAATTTAATGCTGTTTCTTTTTTGTTTTCTGAAAGTACTTTACTATCAAAAATTAGATTATTATCAACATCAAAATTACCTCCATTTATCACAGTTAAAGATCTAACATTAGAATCAAATACTTGATTTTTACCTGAAGAAGTAACATCTATAAAAGATTGTGTCTCCGAATATCCTGCTCCGGCATTAATAACCTTTACCTCAACTAATCGTTGATTTTCTATAACTGGACGTAAGACACAACCAGTTCCAGAATTGGTAGGATCAATAATATTTAAATTGGGAATAGAGTAATACTCTGCACCACCGTATTCAACATTAACTCTTTGAACTTGTCCACCTACAATAATTGGTCTAACTCTGGCATCTCTACCATTCTTTACACTTATTGTTGGTTTTCTTTCATAGTTTTTTATTGTAGATCCATATTTTGTTCCTGCCTCATATAAATGAACTCTATCTATTGATCCTTTAACAACAGGAGTTAAAGTAATAGATTGTGTACTAGTTGTGCCTAATCCAACAGTTACAACATTTGCAAAAGCTTTTATATCAGGATACTTAAATGTTTGATATCCTGTTCCGGTATTATCAAATTCAATATAATTTTTCTTATCATAATTTGTTGACACTGTTCCTCCAATGCCAGCATCACATACTCTAAAAGAATTATCATTTATCTTTAAAACATAGTATTGATTATTAATGTTTAAATTTGTGATCGTTGTTCCGGATGACGAATACTCTACTATTTCACCACTATTAAATCCATGATTGTTGAAATTAATTGTATTCGTAATTGTCGATATTCCCGAAGGAGAAACTTGTAATTTATTGTTGTAAAATACTCCACCATCCAATACATTAATTTGTCTTAATAAGTTATAAGGTCCTACTTTAATTTTATGAACACCAGATGTGTTAGTTCCATTAAAGTTGATTTCATTAGTATTACCATTTAAATCAGAAAGAGTTGGAAAAAGTTTTATTGTTTTATTGTTTAAAACTTTAGCAAAATATCTTCCATCACTCACTAACGTTGAAGAACCTGCACCAACTCCTAAAGGATTATTTAAATTTGAATCATAAACTACCTCTTGACCATCATCTAAACCGTGATCGTCATCAAATAAAATTCTATTATTTGATAATGTAATTTTACCCCCATTACTATCAGATCTGGCATCAAATGGAAGTTCTACAAATCTTTTTTGTGTGATAGGAACAACAGATATGCTTGTCCCATTACCTCCGGTAACTCCTATAGAAACTACTTGATTAACATTGTAATTAAACTCATCAATTAAAATATCTGTGACTGTTCCTTTTAATACTGGTTGAGCAAGAGCTCTTGTTCCAGAACTCTCGGATACCACCAGTTCAGGAGGATTTGTAACATCAAAATCTTCTCCACCATTTAAAACGTCAATACTATTGAGTTTTCCGTAATAAACTTTATCTAATGATTTGTAACTATCAATTTCAACACCATTTATCAACATTCCTATTCCACCATGGTTTGTGGGGGATGGATTTTTATTCAAATTTGAAACTAATGGGAATTTTTTTAATAATTTTTGAGAATCAATAATATTAGTTCTTTGAGAGTATAGTGTGAAAACATGACCCAAATCATTTGAAATTGGTGCTAAAAATCCTAATTTTCTACCTACATCAATTGCTGGTAAAGAAGAATACAATTCAATCGTATTTGAAGATATCTTCTTAACATAATATATACCCTCGGTCAAACCCAATAAAGGATCTCCTTCTCCTTTAGGGGAATATAATACTTTATCTCCGGTTCTAAATTTTATTGGGTTTGAAGTAAATTTAATTTGTGTGTATTTTTCATCATCATTACGCTCACGTAAATTATCCTCTTCTTCTGGTGGGTCATTTGCAATAGCACTTGATAATGATTCCTGAACCACCTCAACACTCAAATTTTCCCTATATTCATTGCTACCACTAACTTCGCTATCATTAACTTCAGATGGTAATGAATTTGAGGCAACATAAAAATCTTTGTTGATGTCATCAAAATAAACATTTTGAACATCAGAAGTAATTACAGAATTTCCATATTTCAATAATGTTTTTTCTGATTCTGTTTTTGCTTTATTAAGAACTCTTCTTAAATTATAATTTTTAGCGTCATCGGGACTGAAAGCAAAATTATCTAAAATTACACTATTATTTTGTATATCTATTGCAGTAATAATCGGATATTGATCGTTATTGTTAGTAGGAAATATTCTATTTTTTGTAAATCTATCAATAATTTCAATATTATCTCCTTTTTTAAGACTCGAACGATCAATTAAACTACTTAATTGAATGGTTTGATTGTTAAAGGATGTAATTTGATAGGTCGAACTAGTATTGTATATCCAAGAATTTGAAAAAATTTCTTTTTTACTTTTGTTACTCTCTGGATTTTCAATTTTTATACCATAATTTTTTATTTTTAATACATCTCCTTCATCAATATCCAAATTACCATCTTGAACAAAGTCATTTAATACACCAACAAAAATTAAATCTACCCTTTTACTGGTATCTCCATCTTCATACCCAAAATACAATTCATTACTTCTTACAATATCACTTTTTTCAATTGTGCTTTCTATTCCCGTGCAACCTAAAAATTGATTAATGGTTTTATCAGTATAAGTAATAGTATTATTTCCAGAAACTATTGTTCCACTATCAGAAAAACCTAGTGTAGAATCTACTGTTATTACCTTTGAACCAGCGGCAGATTCCTCAACAGATTTACTATTTGGTGTAATTTTAAATATACCTTTGATGTCAGAAATTTCATCATATCCAATAAACAGGTCAATTTGATATAAAACTTCATTATCAGTTACAACTGCTTGTATATCAGATACTGATGCTTCACTAGAAGAATTATCCTTAAATATTGATTGACCCTTTATCTTTAAAGGATTTCCAGATATCAATCTGGCTAAGGCAACTTGTCTTCTTTTGAATTTTGCAGAAGAAGGTTTGAGTATTAGTTCTTCTAAATTTATTACTTTTGGTTCTCTACCATAAAGAACATTATATAAAATTCTAAAGGATTCGTTTGTGCCTTTAGAAATATAAAATGATTTTATCTCTTTTAAGAAATTCCCTACATTCAAAGAAGATATAAAATCTTTACCTTCTAATCCTGGCGCAAATGTAAATTTAAATTTATTGTAAAAATCTTTTAAAAATAATGAACTAAGATTTGTAATTGAAGATCCGCCACTATGTGATGCCGCAGATGATGAAGAAAATACTAACTCTTCTTGATTTAAATCTTGATGATAATCGGTAATGCCACTAAATCCACGAATACAACCAGTAAAACTTGTTGATGTTATTCCGGTGTACGTAATAATCTCATCATCTATTTTTAATAATCCATATTCATCAGGATATCCTTTAGTTCCACTACTGACTGTTATTGTAGTTTCTGTCGATGATATATCAGAAGACAGGGTAGTTACACCAACTATAACTTCTGATACTAAAGTATCAAGATTCAAATACTGATCTAAATTTTCTGCAATATCAACAGGACCACTTTGATATTCTTGGGAAATATAATATTGTTTTAAAAAATCTACTGTTTTTGGACTTTCGTCTACAATAAATCTAGGAAGTTGATTTCCTAAAATGTCTTGAACTTTGATCCTTGTTTCAAGGTATGAATCTTTCATATTACTGTCTTACTAATTTCCCGTTGTAATAACTTGAAGTATAAGATGATTTTATAAATTCTACTCCAGAAACTTCTACTCCTGAAGAAATAACATCCCTAATCATATTTATTCTGCTTTTTGAAACATTCAAATTTAGGTACAGATCTCTGAGTCCAACAACATCATTGGACTCTGGAACTGCTTCTACTTCTATCACATTATCAGGTTTATCTGTAGATGTAATATAGATGGTTTCTAATTCTATTTCTCCTTTGATGTAATCAATTGTTCCTGCATTTCTTTTTACATCAACAACCTCACCGTTATCTGTATTTTGTTTTACAATTGACAAAACTCCTGTTTTATATCCTGCATTTGGTCTGTCAGTAAGATAAACTTTTGAGGATTCTCCCAATATATTAAATCCAGTAGATTTGATATTGTAACCATCTGGTTTTACATGAAATTGATTTCCATAACACAATTCATATTGTGCATTTTGATTTAGGGTTGCATTTAAATTCCTTCTAATTATAACCTTTGTAATATTAGATGTAATTGCATTTCTATCAACAGAATCTATAATCTGCTGTGTTTTACTGTACTTAAATCTACCACCAAATTTATTTAAATTGACTGATTTTGAGTGTTGTGTCAGAGTATTAATAATTTTCGATTTCAATTCTTCAACATTTGAAACAAATGAATCTGTATAGTAAACACTTGATTCTAGTTCAATAAAAAGTAATTTTAAATCTACTATTTTTTGATTAATACCAGATACGGAATATTGTCTCAACTTTGATAATATCTGATTCTTATTAAAATCTGATATGTAATTACCACCTCTGGGTTTAATACTAATTAAAACATTACCATATTGAGGTGGATCCATTTCTTCTCCACCAACAACAGAAAGAGACTCAGTATCTGGATAAATTCTCTTAATTATAGATTCATAATCTTTTGCCGTAACAGCTCTATTCTGTGATGAATATGATAATGGAGCAAAATAACGAATTGAATCTAATGGTTCTATATCGGCACCATTTTGAGACTTAGTGCTATCAATGGTTAGTGTGGGAGAATCGAATGTAAGAATAACAGATTCATCCTTTATGGTTCCTGCAAAAGAAAACTGGGAAACATCATTTCCATCTTCACCATCTGTTATCAAATACTTTACGGTGATTATATTACCATCATCTCCCGATTCTGTTCCTAGTTTTTTACCAAAAATTCCATCACCAAATCTTAATTCATATTTTTGATCATCAATTTCTCTAACAAAATAAACTCTCGAATCTTTATCAACATCAATAATATTATCAATCTGTTTATATTCAGTACCATCACCATTATCACCACTTCTCTTTATATAAACTTTTATTGTTTCTGTATCAATAAAAGAATTTTCAAGAACAAACCTTTGATTTATTGAAGCATCAAATGTAAATGTTTTTGTGAGAAAAGTTCCTTGATATATGTCAATGGAATTGAAAGAAACTGTACCTTCGTTTATAATTCCGGTTATTGGTTCTATAGTAGAAAAAATATAAGAAGTATCACTGACACTACCAGTACATACAACTCCTGGTTGAAGAACTACATTTGTGAGACTTGAATCATTATTTGGAGTAATACTAAATGATATCGTAGCTTTTGATGCCTTCCTGGAACGAGGTAGATATCCTATATTAGATGCCAAAGAAACCACGTTTCTTCTTACTGTTGCAGAATCTAAGAAGGATTCATTAACTGCCATGTTAGTATTAAAGGCAGTTATGTATGTATTATATGCTAATGTATCAATCAATACTGAAAAATTAGACCCTTCAAAGTCAAAATCCGAAAAATTTGAATTTGAACGTAGATAATCCTTTATGGATGTCTTTATTTGATCAAAATCTAGATTAGAAAATTTAGTAAAAGGCATTTTAGTATCTCGTTGCCTCTAATAGAAACGTATATTCTTGTGTTGGAAATGATTGTCCAATAATATCATATGAAATTGTAACCTCAAAAGTGTTTTCATCGGGTGATGGAAAGACATCTACACCAATATTATTCACTCTTGGTTCAAAATTTTCAATTGATGTCTGAATTTGCTGCTGAATAATCGATGCAGTTCCAAAATCAACAAATTCAAAGAGACTACCATAGACATCTGACCCAAATAACGAATTAAAAAACTTTTCTGTAGGTATTGTAAGCACAATATTTTTTACAGAACGGCGAATTGCCGATTCATTCTTCAATATTGGGAAATCTTTCGTAACTGGATGAGGTTCAAATGACAAACTTATGTCCTTAAACGCTCTTGATGTCCGTTTAACCGCCATCGAACAGAGTTTTTATTTATTTATACCTTCATTTTCAACATTTTCTTCACTATTTTGACGTTCTTTTGCCGTTTTCCAGAAATAATTCTCATCATTACCCAGTCCATCACGATCATGACCATTTTCAACCTGATAATATACGGTCGAAACCTTAAAATCGGGTATTTTTGGTTCTTCAGGAGTCAAACTATTATCAAAAATACGAGTTCTGTTATTTGGATAGAGACAATACTGACCATTATCAAGTTCAATAAGGTTATGTGACTTGTGTTCGGACGGATTTTCACTGGTTGCATAGTCAACCACATCAGGATCCTGATGATAATTGTCCAGAGTGCATATGTACGTGCCCGTCTGAGTGCCGTAATCCCTTGTATAGACCTCATAGTGCATAGAACCAATGAATTGCTTCTGTACCGTCACTACGCCATAGTCCATACAGTTCCAGAACTGTAGGTTATGAAGAGTCATATCCGGATCAGGGAGAACAGGTTCACTTAAAAAGGCACTAATCGGTAATTTATCATACATTGCGGCATATTCGGGTAAATATGTCTCAAAATAAAAAGCGCGTCCGGGAATCGACTTTGCCGAAACCCAAACGCCCTTTACAAATTCCCCGTGCCCACTTTGATGATCTGTTAAATATTCCTTACGAACCCATACTTCTTGTGAAGGAAGGTTTGTTATCAAACATGCCATGGTACTTTACAAATCTATACTATCTAGTTACCTCTTACCCTGCCCTCTGTACATCTTACGAGCAGAGTTGCGAGAAGTTGCGGTTCTCTTACTGTGTTTTCCGTTGCCCTGACGAGTTTTTTTCGGTCTCGACTGTACATAACCGTCTTTAATTAGTCCTGTTTTTGCTCTAGCCATTTTGTTGCTCCATAATTATTTGTAATTTGTGTTTTCAAGTGCTCTGGATTTGGTGATCCAGTCTCATAAAATTCAATTGCAAGATCTTGCATGATCTCCAGATACTCATCCTCCGTAAGATTTGTAAAAATACGTTTATTCTTACGAAAGATGGTATATCGATCAGATGACACGAGTCTTTTCATGTCCGACACGAATTCTTGGATCACACCAAATCTCAAATCCAGATTCAATTGCATCCAGACAGAACGAGACATCCTCGCCACACATGTCCTGTACCTCACCAGACTCAAAGACTTGCATCTTCGGTGCAAACCATGGATACTTCATACCCTCGTTCTCAAATACTCCGTGCTTGATGAGTAACCATCCAAAACCCGTATAGTCCACGGTGAATGGTTTCTTGCGCTTGGAAATACTCTCCAGAGTTTCGTGATTCATCACACCTCCATTGTTTCGGAAGTCATCCTCCTCCAACCAATGTGCAACTGATGTGGTGCGACCATCTTCTGTACAGTACCATCCTCCGGCAATGTCCTTGTCCATCAAAACTAACTGCCAGAACTTTTCAGTATTGAATACAATATCACTATCAATCCATAACTGCCAATCATATTGTAACTTACCATCCCAGGGAATTTGGTCCGGTCCTCGCAGTACATTTGCTCCAAGACACTTGCACCTGGCAAAATTTACCATGGAGGAATAGTCTTGCGAAATCTGGATACTTGCCCCTGCCTGTACAAGATCAAAACAAAGTTGCACAAAACTTTTTAAATACGTGTAAGAAACTCCCCGACCCGGTAGACAAAATACAATTGTCTTTCCCTTTACAAGTTCTTTTGCCTTATCATAGTCCCACTCGTCTTCTTTATTGGGGACCGGTGGTTTCTTTGCCTTTACGGTGAATCCTTTAGCCATAATAGAATAAAACTACTTCAGTATCATACCAGTTATATAGTGTTCTGTCAATTAACCTCTGAGATAATAATAGAGTTTCCATCGACCTCAATATTAACCTCTGTGCCCTCGTACCACCCGTTCTCATCACATATCCATTCTGGAATCGTTAGATAGTGCTCACCCGTAACTGGATCGATCTCTACGGTCGTAAAATTTTCTGCGGAATTTTTTTGCATTTCATTGAACTTTGCCATTGATTTTATATATGCTCGGAATTTTTTTAAGAGAGAGAAATTGAAAGGTCGATCTGGGTCGTTTATAGCTTAGGGAAGTGGGGCGTTTTTAGCCACGCCCGCCGACGCTAAGGGGGCATAATACCCCCTAACTGCTGTTAACGAACGAATGCTATGTGTGCCCTCCCCAGTGTTAGTGAAGAGGGCACAGTTTATGTTATCAGGCAGCAGACATTTGGAGGGTTTCCAGTGCCTTGCTACGGATGCTGGTGTTCACAAACCGACCAACAGATTCGCCCTTGGCGATGACATCGTTCAGGGAAGAAACGAAACCGCTGACATCAGCAGACTTGTAATCGTACTGACGACCGCCGTTGAATTCGACGGTTACGGTGTCACCTTCGGTGGCGATGGTGTTGATAGCGGAGGAGTTGAACTTAGCGATCATGATGTTACCTTTGGTTGTGTGTAGTGAAGTTGTTTAGAGCGGGATGCTTCACCCCCGCTGGTGATAACAATTGAGGGGGGAATTAGTCCCCCAGAGTTGTCATCCTGCCAGACGCATTCCGTTGGTGAAAGGAATAGTCCGCATTGCCTTTTCTGTCAGGTCAAACATTTGAATGAACCACTCATATTGCTTCTGAAAAACATACTCACGTTTGGTTCCGCAAGTATATCCAAACTCAGAAAGAAGGGCATTCAGACGTGACTTTGTGGTCTTTGACTGATGATCACCATCAAACAGTTTGAGGGAGTCATCATCAATCTCAGCAATCAGATTGCCGTGGAGATACACGCTAGAGAGACCGTCTTGAAAGATAACGGAGGTGTTATCTTTGCTCCAGTTGATGTTACCTTTGACGGCAGCAATCATTTGGGATTCGATCTTACGCATGGGGGTGTCGCTTTGTTTGTGACTTCGTCACTATAGGATGGATTGAGGCGTTTTGGGGGAAGTGTGTGACAGTTTGTCGATTGTCTATCACCGACCGTCGGTGTAACTTCCCAGGACATGTTCGCCCTGACGGACTTCGGCATAACCGAATTCTTCGGAGAGATCTAAACACAAACCCCATGCATCGTCGATGTCAACGAAGGAAGAATTTTCGTATGGGGCAGATGGACAGTGGACAGAATAACGCATAGTTTTGTGAGTTGAAAAGTGTAAAGAATCAGGCAAAGTTGTATTGGGTTTGGTTACGATTGTCTGCCGCTTCCCAATAAGTATAGAAGTCATTCCATGCGGTTTCGTTTTCAACAAAGGAATCAATATCCAGTTGCTCACAGACAAAATCATAGGCACTATCTACATCGGCATTTGTGTCATTCACGAAGGACAACATTTGCCCCATGACATAATCCCAGGTCTGTTGCATTTCGGGAGAGAGTGTGAAGATTGGAGTTGCCATGAGTTGCATTCCTTTGACTGTTCTACAATACACGATTTTGAGGTCTGTGCCCATTTTGTGTGACACTTATCCAACTGGTCGGGCAGCCGCTTCAGTTAGTGTTACTTTCCTCCAGAATGTGTGGATAGTATTCTTTAACCTCTTCAATCAATTCATCAACCGAATACTTATCATAACTCTCACTCATGTTATCATAAAGAATTGCCATCATAGTTTTGATGTCCATATCATCCAGAATCTGGTTGATAAGATTGTCC